GAGGCATACGCTTCAGGAAGGGTTCGTTAAACTTAATTGAAAGGTACTTAAAATGGCTTCAGCAGCTTATCCTGGAGGTAGTTCCTCCATCGTTAACAAGACCAATGCGGATAAATTCATCCCAGAGATTTGGTCTGACGAAATTGTTGCCTCTTACAAAAAAGCTCTTGTGATGGCTAACCTCATCAACAAGATGAGCATGAAAGGTAAGAAAGGCGATACGCTTCACATTCCAGTTCCCACCCGTGGCTCTGCTTTCGCTAAAGCAGCTAACACCGCTGTTACCATCCAAGCTGATGTAGAGACCGAAGTTCAGGTTCTCTTGAACAAGCACTTCGAATACAGCCGTTTCATCGAAGATATCGTTGAAGTTCAGGCTCTTTCGTCGCTTCGTCGTTTCTACACCGAAGATGCTGGTTACGCTCTTGCTCGTCAAGTAGATACCGACCTCATCCAACTCGGTCGTTCAGCTAACAACGGTGCTGGTACTGCAGCTTATGCTAACGCATACATCGGTGGTGATGGTAGCACTGCTTACACCAGCGGTTCCCCCAATGCTTCTGCATTGACCGATGCTGGTATCCGCCGTATCATCCAGCGTTTGGATGACAACGATGTACCGATGACTGATCGTTACCTTGTTGTTCCTCCTTCCAGCCGTAACACGTTGATGGGTATTGATCGCTTCACCGAGCAGGCTTTCGTTGGAGAGACCGCTGGTGGCAACACCATCCGTAACGGTCAGATCGGTGATGTCTACGGTGTTAAAGTGTTTGTTACACCTCAGTGCGATACCGCTACTGGTTCTGCACGTATTGCTCTCATGTTCCACAAAGATGCAGCAGTGCTTGCAGAGCAAATGGGTGTTCGTTCGCAGACTCAGTACAAGCAGGAATACCTTGCTACGCTGTTCACCAGCGATATGCTCTACGGTGTTTCGTTGCTCCGTAAGGGTGACCTTGCTTCCGTACCGACATCGATGTTCCCCATCGCTGTTCCTGCCTAAATAGGCTATAGGGGAGGCTAAGATGTCTCCCCTAGTACTAAAGAGATACGAATGATTACTTTCCGTTGTAAATTATCTGGTGTGTTTCATACGTTTGAGACTGAGTATGATATCAAACAAATGCGTAGACATCCAGAGTATGAAGAAGTAAAAGAACAGAAGGCAGAAGAAAAACCAGTAGAGAAAAAGGTCACGAAAAACTCTAAAGAGGGTTAACAATGCCTATTATCAAGATCAAGGGTTCATCAACAGCATCCTCTGTACCTAGCTCGTTAGCGCAACGAGAGCTTGCTGTTAACGTTACTGACAAGAAGCTGTATGTTGGTGATGGCTTTGTTGTACAGAAAATTGTTGGTTCTCTTGGTAATCAAGAAGCTAATGCTGTAGCAATCACAGGCGGTACTGTAACAGGTATTACAGACCTTGCTGTTGCTGATGGTGGTACTGGAGCCAGCACTGCTGCACAGGCTCGTACTAACCTTGGTGTTACTGCTACAGGCTCTGATACAACATACGCTTTCAGAGCAAACAATCTTTCTGACTTATCTAATGTAACCACTGCCAGGACTAACTTAGGTCTTGGTACAATGGCTGTACAGAATGCTAACACGGTTAACATCACTGGTGGTATTGTTAGCGGTATCACTGATCTAGCAGTTGCTGATGGTGGTACAGGTGCTAGTACTGCTGCTGATGCAAGAACTAACCTTGATGTTCCTAGCCGTACTGGTAGCGATGCTTCAGGTACTTGGGGTATCAGCATCACAGGTAATGCAGCTACAGCAACCAATGGTGTAGTCACTACAGGCTCTTATTCCAATCCTACGTGGTTAACATCCTTAGGTTGGGCTAAAATAACTGGTACACCGACAACACTAAGTGGCTACGGCATCACTGATGGTGTCAGCACATCGGGTACTTATAGTAATCCTTCATGGCTGACAGCACTAGCTTGGTCAAAGATTACGTCTACACCAACCACACTGAGTGGTTATGGTATTACTGATGGTGTAAGCACTTCAGGTAGCTACAGCAACCCAGCATGGATCACTTCCATTAGTGGTTCTATTGTTTCTGGTAACATCACAGGCAATGCAGCTAATGTCACTGGTACAGTAGCAGTTGCTAACGGTGGTACAGGAGCTACGACAGCAGCTACAGCAAGAGCTAATATTCTACCTTCGTATGCTACGAATGCTACGAAGGTTCTAGCCGTTAATGCAGGAGAGACCGATGTTGCTTGGGTTACTGCTGGTGGTGGTGGTATTGGTGATGTTGTTGGTCCTGCATCTTCTACTGACAATGCTGTAGCAAGGTTTGACGGTACAACAGGTAAACTAATCCAGAACAGTGCATTCACTGTTAATGACTCTGGTGAGGTTATGGCTGGTACATGGACTGCTACGACGATTAGCAGACTCTATGGCGGTACTGGTCAAACATCATACACCAATGGTCAACTACTGATTGGTAATGCTTCTGGTGGTTTAACTAAAGCAACACTGACTGCTGGCTCTAACATCACAATCACTAACGGTGATGGTGCTATCACTATTGCTTCCACTGGAGGTGGTGGATCTTCAACGATCCTAGAGAATGATACAACCATATCGTCAAACTATACAATAACGACAGGTAAGAATGGTTTATCTGTTGGTCCTGTAACAATTAACACTGGCGTGGCTGTAACTGTACCTACTGATCATCGGTGGGTTGTTTTAGCTTATTGAGGATAAAAAATGTCTGCTATAAAAGTTCAAGGAAATGCTAGCGGTACTGGTACACACACGATTCAGTCCGCCAACACTAACTCTAACCGTACTGCAACACTACCTGATGCTGATACGACATTAGGTTATCTTAATGTACCGATTAGCTCAACAACGACCACACTTGCTATCACTGATGTAGGTAAAGTTATCTCGCTGTCGGCTGGTATCACCATTCCTAGTGGGGCGGGTTTTGCTGCCGGTGACGTTGTTTCGCTTTACAACAACACGACGGGAAACTTGACGATCACCTGCTCGGCAGTGACTACAAAACTAGCCGGTAGTAACACCACTGTGACCTCAGCAACGCTTTCGACACGCGGCGTAGCTACTGTTCTGTTCATCGACGCCTCTAACTGCGTCATCACCGGAAACGTGAGCTAAACCATGACTGGGATCATGCTGAATTTGTTGGGTGGCGGAGGAGGCCTTCCTCCAACTCCGAATATCGACTTCGCTCTTGTCGGTGGCGGTGGTGGCGGTGGTGGAAATTTTGCTGGTGGTGGTGGCGGTGGCGGTGGTTTTAGGACAAAGACTGCGTTTTCCATCACTGGTGGGGTGTCTTACACCATTACGGTCGGATCACCGGGGGCAGCCGGTTCTTCATCGGCTGGTGGGAATGGAGGCGATTCTTCAATAGCAGGAACAGGAATAACCGCTGATCCGGCGGGTGCTGGTGCAAATACGTTTAAGGCCTATGGTGGCGGTGGTGGCGGTTCTGGCGGCGGGACAAATTCCCCCGGTTCTGATGGAGGTTCGGGTGGTGGTGGTGGTAGCGCATCAACAACTAGCGTCCGAGGGAATGGAAATACCCCAGCTACCACACCATCTCAAGGAAATATAGGTGGGAATGGAGCGCCTGGTGCGCCTCATTACAGCGCCGGTGGTGGCGGTGGTGCTGGTGGGAACGGCGGCAATGCGTCTGGAGGCACCGGCGGGAACGGAGCAAACGGATCTTCGGTCGCTGCGAACTTAGGCGGCGGCACTTATGCTGGTGGTGGTGGTGCTGGTGGGCGGGCTGACACTGGCGCAACAGCCGGTACAGGTGGAACGGGTGGTGGCGGGAATGGAAATGCTGGGGCTGCTGGATCAAATGGTGGAACAAACACTGGCGGCGGTGGTGGAGGTGGTTCGGCCAGTCTAAGCACAACATACGTTGGCGGAGCTGGCGGTTCAGGAATTGTCATCATTGCCTATCCCGATACCTATCGTGCAGCGACAACAACAGGATCGCCAACAGTAGTTGTGTCTGGTGGGTATCGCCGCTACACGTTTACCGGCAACGGTTCCATTACATTCTGAGGTAGCACATGGCTCATTTCGCAAAACTAGATGAGAACAACAATGTGCTTGAGGTGCATGTTGTTCACAACAACGAGCTGCTTGACGCGAACGGTGTCGAGCAGGAACAGAAAGGCATCGACTTTTTAGTTGCGTGGTCTGGTGGTCATCCGCACTGGAAGCAGACTAGTTACAACGGCAATTTCCGCAAGAACTATTGCGGCCCAGGTTGGACGTACGACCCAGTGCGCGATGCCTTCATCCCGCCCAAACCTAGCGACGACGCGACGCTCGATGAGGCGACCTGCCAGTGGATCGTGCCGGTTGTTGAAGCCGCTGATTCGATTGCTGGTGCCGATAGTGTAGCCTAATCATGGCTCTCCAACACGTAGACGAACAAGTAAAGCAGATCGGTGATGCTGTATCTATCATCACTGTAGTAGGTGCATTAGCTAACATACTACCTGCTATCGCTGCAGTACTAACCATCGTATGGACAGCTATACGTATCTGGGAAACAGACACTATTCAGTCTATCTTCAAAAGGAATAAAACTAGTGAAACAAAACCCAAAGAAGATTAAGAAGGTTATGGAAGAGTACAAAGAAGGTACACTCCATAGCGGTAAAGGCGGTCCTGTTGTTAAGTCTCGTAAACAAGCAGTGGCGATTGCTTTATCTGAAGCAGGTATGGCTAAGAAAGGAAAGAAGAAATGAAACCATGTCCAGGATGTCCAACACCAGCAAAGTGTAAGAAGGCTGGTAAGTGTTTGATGAAAGCTAAAGAAGTAAAGCGTAAGAAATGAAGCAAGGTCTATACGCTAACATCCACGCTAAACGTGAGCGTATTGCTGAAGGCTCCAAAGAAAAGATGAGGAAGCCTGGAAGCAAAGGTGCTCCTACAAACAAGGCTTTTAAGGAGGCAGCAAAAACTGCTAAGAAGAAATGAAAGATCCTCGCTTAGAAAGAGCAGGAGTGTCTGGATATAATCGCCCTAAAAAAACACCAGACCATCCTACTAAGAGCCACGTTGTTGTAGCAAAGGACGGTGATCAAGTTAAGACGATTCGTTTCGGTCAACAAGGTGTATCTGGTTCTCCAAAGAAAGAAGGAGAATCATCTTCTTATCGTAAACGTAGGGAATCCTTTAAAGCTCGTCATGCCCAGAATATCGCTAAAGGTAAGATGTCAGCGGCCTACTGGTCTGACAGAACTAAGTGGTGAAATAAATGGCTACAAGCTATCTAGATCTAGTTAATGCTGTATTGCTACGAGTACGAGAGCCTACTGTACAGACTGTATCTCAATCTTCTTATTCACAGTTGATTGGAGAGATGGTTAACGAAACTAAGAGAGAAGTTGAAGACTCTTGGAACTGGGCTATTCTACGTACAACAAAGACCATAACCACTTCAGCAACAGTCTATGGTTATGAGATCCCATCAACGAATCCACGAACAAAAGTATTAAGTGTTTATCTTCC